CACTTACAGACGCTTTAAGGAGGTCTATTATGTTCGGAACAAGTTCGATTACTTATTCAGTACCAGAAACTGCAAAGTATCTATTAGAAATTCAAAAAAATAGTATTGGAATGGATGAGTGGTTTAAAAGGTTTGATACTGCGTATGAGACGCATACTAACTATCCACTATACAATCTAGTTAAAGAAAGTAGTGTTGATTTCAGATTAGAAATTGCACTTGCTGGATACAAAAAAGAAGATATTAGAGTATCTACAGAATGGAATAAACTTTTTGTAGAATCAGGAAAAGTTCGTAATTCTAATGATGAATATATTCATCAAGGATTAGCAAAAAGAGCATTCAAACGCACCTGGACTTTATCTGATGATGTGGTTGTTGGTGATGTTTCTTTTGAGGATGGATTACTTACTATTAAACTAAATAGAGTTATTCCAGAACATCAGAAGAGAAAGGTATATGAAATCGTTTCAGGAGTTCATGAAAGAAACGGCAACGATCTCTTATCCGATGGCTCAAGCACACACAGTGATTGATCCTAAAACAAAAAAACTGCAAAAAGTACCAAAAGGAAGAGCAGTTCCTTTTAATCCTGGTGGTGGTGGACGCGGGGGATGTGAAGAAGAATAAATAGAATTGAATATCGTCGCCGCAGGGGAGCAACTGGCAAAATCCAGTTGACACTCCCCCATTTTTTTGCTATAATGACTTGAGAGGAAAACTAGAAATGTCAATTAAATTAGCATTATTAAAATCTGGAGAGACCATCATCTCCAATATAAAAGAAATAATTTCTGAAGAAAAGGTTTTTGGGTATATTTTTGAGAAACCTCTCAAGATTAATGTAAATCAACAACTTTTTCTCGCAGAATCCTCATCTTCAACTAATGATAATTCAATAGATGTAACCTTATCTTCTTGGATTGTACTCACGCTTGACAAGGAAATTACAATTCCATATGATTGGGTTGTTACTATTGTAGAACCAATAAAAACCATAAGAAATTTATACGAGGAAAGGTTAAATGAAAAAACAGGTGAAGTGTCTTCTTTTGAAAGTTGACACAGTATTAATTACTGAAATTATTGAAGTTGGTTCGGAACTTGGGGAACCTGATTGTAAACTGATTAATCCTTATCGATTTTTTGGTGAAAATGATCTTCGTCGGTGGACTGAAGATATTACTAACCAAACAGAATTTATGATTCATTCCGATAGTATCCTTACTATTGCAGATCCAACTCCCGAAATTGTTGAAAAGTATCTTGAATTAACTGCATAATGCGTTTTTATACAAATGTCCAGATGGTCGGGGATCACTTCTTGGTCCGTGGTTATGAAAATGGCAAACATTTCATGACTCGTGAGAAGTTTTACCCGACTCTTTTTGTCCCCTCAAAAAAGAATACTCAGTATCAAACACTAAATGGTGAATATGTTGAAGCAGTACAACCTGGAACTGTAAGAGAATGTAGAGACTTTATTAAAAAGTATGATGGTGTAGAGGGTTTCAATATTTCTGGAAATGACCGATACATCTATCAGTATATTTCTGAGACTTATCCTGAAGATGAACTCAAGTTTGATATTAGTAAAATTAAAGTTACAACAATTGATATTGAGGTTGCATCTGAAAATGGATTTCCTGATGTAGAGAGTGCTGCAGAAGAAGTATTGCTTATTTCAATTCAAGATTATAATACGAAACAGATTCGTACTTGGGGTCTTGGTAAGTTCAATAATCAGCAGAGTAATGTAAACTATCGTGCATTTTCAAATGAGCATGATTTGTTGAACGATTTTATTAGTTGGTGGATGATTGAGGAGAATACTCCAGAAGTCATTACTGGTTGGAATAGTGAACTGTATGATATTCCATATTTGGTTCGTCGTATAGACCGTGTTCTTGGTGAAAAACTCATGAAGCGTATGTCTCCATGGGGTCTAGTTACTGAACGGGAGACCTTTATTTCTGGGCGTAAGCACATCTCTTATGATATTGGTGGAGTAAGTCAACTTGATTATCTGAATCTTTATAAGAAGTTTACTTATAAAGCACAGGAATCTTATCGTCTAGATCATATTGTAAGTGTAGAACTGGGGCAACAAAAACTTGATCACTCTGAGTTTGATACATTTAAAGATTTCTATACTAAAGGTTGGCAGAAATTTGTAGAATACAACATCATTGATGTGGAACTTGTTGACCGTTTGGAAGACAAGATGAAACTGATTGAACTTGCTCTCACTATGGCATATGATGCTAAAGTCAATTACTCTGATGTATTTTCTCAAGTAAGAATGTGGGATACAATCATTTACAATTATTTGAAAAAGAGTAATATTGTGATTCCTCCAAATGTGAGGTCTGATAAAGATTCCAAGTATGCTGGTGCGTATGTAAAGGAGCCAATTCCTGGTGTGTATGATTGGGTGGTTAATTTTGACCTTAACTCCCTATATCCTCACCTGATTATGCAATACAATATTTCACCAGAAACTTTGGTTGAACAAAGGCATCCGTCTGTAACTGTGGATAAGATTCTCAACCAAGAGATTGATTTTGAACCTTATAAGGACTATGCTGTTTGTGCAAATGGGGCGATGTTCCGCAAAGATGTTCGTGGATTTCTTCCAGAACTGATGGAGAAAATCTATAAAGATCGCACCATCTATAAGAAGAAAATGATTGCGGCAAAACAAGAATATGAAAAGAAAAAGACAAAAGCACTGGAAAAGGAGATTGCAAGGTGCAATAACATTCAAATGGCAAGGAAGATTCAACTTAATAGTGCTTATGGTGCTATTGGCAATCAGTACTTCCGTTATTTTAAACTAGCAAATGCTGAGGCAATTACTCTTTCCGGACAAGTTTCTATTCGTTGGATTGAAGATAAAATTAACAAGTACCTAAACAAAATTCTTAAGACAAATGATGTTGACTATGTTATTGCTTCGGATACTGATTCTATCTATCTTAATATGGGTCCTTTGGTGGAGACTGTATACAAGGGAAGAGAAAAAACTACTGAGGGCATTGTTTCGTTCCTTGATAAGGTCTCTAAGGTGGAACTTGAAAAACATATTGAAGGTTGTTACCAAGAACTGGCGGACTATGTGAATGCTTACGATCAGAAGATGCAGATGAAACGGGAGAATATTGCTGACCGTGGAATCTGGACTGCCAAGAAGCGTTATATCCTGAATGTGTGGGATAGTGAGGGTGTTCGATATGAACAACCTAAACTCAAAATGATGGGTATTGAAGCAGTCAAATCTTCTACTCCTGCACCTTGTCGCCAGATGATTAAGGATGGTCTGAAACTGATGATGAGTGGAACTGAAGAAGAGGTGATTGAGTTTATTGACAAATGTCGTCGTGAATTTAGGACACTTCCTCCAGAATCTATCGCTTTTCCAAGGACAGCATCAGATGTTCGTAAGTATCGTTCTCATTCGGACATTTATATAAAGGGAACTCCCATCCACATTCGTGGTGCTCTTCTCTTTAATCATTATGTTAAAGATAAAAATCTTACCAATAAATATTCACTTATTGGTAATGGTGAGAAAATTAAGTTTATCTACCTCAAAAAACCAAACATCATTCGGGAAAACATCATTTCATTTATTCAAGACTTTCCAACAGAATTGGGTCTTGACAAATATATCGATTATGAACTACAATTTGAAAAGAGTTTTCTCGAACCACTAAAATCCATTCTTGATGCGATAGGATGGAATGTGGAAAAAACCGTAAACCTTGAACTATTTTTTTCTTAATGGATTTACCTATTAGCGACAAAGAACTGGATACAATTGTAAAAGCACTTGGATTCGGTGGTGATGCTGCCCTTTATCATAAACTTAAATTGGTTAGAGAACTTAAAGAACAAGGTTTACCTTATAAAAAAATACTTCGTGAAGAATATGGGATGGTTATATGAATCTACCCATCAATGAGAGTGATTTTACTTATATACTTGAAAAGGTTAAAACAAATAAACAATTGTATAATAAATTGTGGTCTTATTGGTTTAAATTAAAATATCAAAGTGGTAAATAATTATGGATTTTCTTAAAGACATTGTAAAAGAAATTGGTGGAGAATACACACAACTGGCATCGGACATTGACGAAACTGAAACTTTTGTGGACACAGGTTCGTACATATTTAATGCTCTTGTCAGTGGTAGTATCTTTGGTGGTGTATCTGGTAACAAGATTACTGCAATCGCAGGCGAAAGTTCTACAGGAAAAACTTTCTTTAGTTTGGCTGTGGTTAAGAAT